GTCTACAGGAATACCCCTTGCTAGTCTTAGGTTTGCAGCTATCCCGCTGATAAGTATCGAGCCTTTAACAACCGCTAACTTCCTTGTTGCTACGAGCGGTGTATCACTACTGGAAATCACAAAAGTTCCGCTGTTGGCGAACATGTTGTAAGTTTCATTTACGAACACGCCGCTCATTGAGGACTGCTTGTTATTTACTTCACAGAGAAATACAGGCGTTGCTGGTCCCCACAGGAAATCTTGGCTCATATTAACTCAATGTAATTTTAGGGCATATATAGTATGTTGTGGAAGCTTTAGCAGCTTTAGGGTAAATGTAAATGTAACCTACCATAGCCGGTTGTGGGCCTGTCAGTGTAACTGTCGTCTGGAAACGCATAGCTGCACGGAATACAGATGTGCCGTCGGTTACTGATCCACCATCTACAGCCGTAGCGAATCCTGCGGGTTCAACCGCAGAAGAACTTCCAGCAGTGGTACAGAAGAAAATTCGCCCCGGATTGGAAGCAACTTTGCGCACCGTTCCGATAGTATAAGCAGTCAAGTTTGCACGAGCAGTTATAAGGCTATCCCATGCTTGTGTGCTTGCGGATAATGCTGTACCGGTCGCCAAGAAGTCGGACTTGGTGCCGGTCCGGAAAGACCCTTGTGGACTTGCAGCCGAACCCATGTATTCCACATCAAACCACACATCGTCATTGTTCGGCAAAGCTGCTGCGTTCAGCAATCCGTACATAGTAACGTTGACGTTTGCCGCGGTGACGAGATTCTTGATAACAATTGGGAAGGTTTCGAAGGGGAATACCCATTTTGTACCTGAGCTTGTCAGTATGTTCCAACTCAATCCTGTTACACCGTCATTCGCCCCACCCGTGCGGATAATGGTGGTCTCTGCAAGTTGGGTTCCTTCAAATCGGTACTTTTCATTCCTGTAGTTGGTCCCGGAGCTATCTGAGCGCAACACTTGTGCCTCTGACCCTCCTTGTGAAGTTTGCGCCGCCATCACAACAACCCCTGAACCAAGTTTACAGTCCTTAAGAATTAATATTTTTGGCGCGCCGTTGGTAGCAAGTAAAGTTTTGCCAGAACCCAATGCGGATAAATCAACTGCTTCAAAAATAACTGCGCCAGACTCGTTCCCTTTAACCAATGTAGTTGGGAAGACAGAACCCGCGATAGCGTTTGGTGTATTTGTCCAACTTACTCTTGCTACGCTGATTTGTAAGCTGTCCCCGATATTTCCGAACTGCATCGTAGTGTTTTTCAGTTTAATTAAATTGGCCCCATTAACGCCAGACCCTAAACTAATAGCGGCAACTGCTGCGCCAGTGCCTAATTTTGCGAGTACACAATTCTCAAAAAACCATCCCGAGTTTGAACTTGCTCCGATGCCTAGTGCGAAACTTCCGGCACCTGTTCCAACATTAAAAGTTATGCCATTTATGTAAGCAAATCCATTAGTTAGTGCCAACGCAAACGACCCCGTAGTTGAAACACTTGCTGTCGTTCTTAAATCTGCAGATACGGGGGGCAGACTTCCAGTCTGGGTAACGCATAAAATGTTTACAGGATTTGATGTTGTGCCTAACGAAGTGATATTCAGCGTTGCGGCTTGGGTCTCTGCATGGTTTGCGCCGACATATATGACGTCACCGGCAGCGGTCCAAGTAGCAGCCATTGCATTTAGCATCCGAGCATGCGGTGCTTTCCAGTTCCCTGCAACCTGATCCGCTTCTTGTCCTGTGCACTCTGTCCAAATTGGACCAGATGTCTCCGTCGTTACGCCATTCTTTGTAATGACCCAAGTTGGTTCGGAAGCAAGCGATGTTCCGGCAGTTGTGCATCGGAATACGCGCTCATTATTAAGTGTTGGTGTAGTGCGTTGGCGCACGTAGTCGCCGCGACCGCCGTTAGAAGTTGCAGAGTATACGGTTGACGCAGTCCACATAGGAACAGCAAAGTATCCTGTCGTGGAGCCGTCCCCATAGTTACAATAAATATTTGACACTTACACTGCTCCTATGGTTGTTGCCCTATCTGCAGTAAGTTTCCCTTGCATTACCAAGTAGGATAACCCTGCACGAACATCTGGGTTATTGGGGTAGACTACAGCGGCTTGATTTAACAAGTACATGAAGTCTCCCACAACAGGGTCAATCAAGGCTGAGGACCTAATGCCGATGCGTTCTTGTGGTGTCATTCTACTCAGAAACTCATAAGTACTCATTGGTAGAGTTGTTCCTGTGACGAGGAGTTGCGCTGCTGCTTTAGCTGCTATTTGAGTGTTGAGTAACACCACCCTAGCGGAAGATACAGCTTCCGTATCAATAGAATTGTCTGTTAAGTAGGTGTACGTGTAGTCCGTACCGTCCTCTGCAACATGGGTCTCAGTTATAAACCTACGCCCATCTGCTTGAACTTCTCCTGCGGTGATTGTAGAGCTTACGATAGCCATGTTTTACGCCAATGTTAGTACGCCGTTAGTTGCGTCGAAGCTTGTTGTGAAAGTCTCGGATGCATTCAGTGAGATTGAAGACCCGTAATCAAACCAACCGATTAGTTCACTGTTTGTTGCTGAGCTGTTGTACAGAGCCACATAGCGGAATGGGCCGAAACCTGTGGTCGCTGTAAACACAACATTTGTGATTACCAACTTAAACGTTCCTGCTGTTTGTGATGCGCTAGTAATTGTTGTAGCTGTACCACCTGCGGTGTATCCACCGGCTGTCGCCAAATCTACTAGATTGGCATACACCGTATTAGTGGCTACAGGGGCTGTATTTGTCAACATAACTTTCAATGTGTCAACACTCAGGTTATGTACTTTTGTGGCTAATGCTGCTGAAAAACTATTTATCTTATTGAACGCTGCCATTGTAAATCCTTATTATATTAATTATGCTTGTACGGAGACAAGAGTACCTTTTGACACTAAACGCCAACAACCTGTTTGGCTGCTACAATGGCAGCTTCACTGCCTGCCCTATCACTCTTTTAAATGTAATTCGTAGAGTATGTTATCTTGAAATGTTGGGTTGACCATTTTCAAAGAGGCTATTTTATATAGCTTACCAGCAACGCTTACGCGGTCTTTGTTAGGTTGTATGACAGGCATCGAGAGACTACAATCACCTTTATTAATTGGCTGCAAGAAACACTGCTTATCTCCGCTTTGGATAAGCGTCCCTTGCTGATCCTGCAAGCCATAGCGCTGCAAGGTGTAGTCTAAGAAGATTGCATTAATGTCATAATAGCTAGTTGTAGCTCCATCTAATGAGCCTGTTGCCGGGTTGTAAACGGCAGTGGAGTCATCTTGGACTACTAATTGAGCTATAGTTCCGAAGTCTTGTATAAAACCAGCAACAGCTCCGTTAAAATCATCAAAGTTCGCCATAATTAGTATGTAGTGTCCGCAAGACCAAATATTCCGTACAGAGATCCGTCGTTAGGGCTGTACAATGCGTCGAAAGCCAACTGCTGTGATTGTGTACCTTTTGTGAAATTCCTATCCCAATCATGTTTAAATTGTAAAATAGGGGAAAGTCCACAACCTGACGCGCTATAAGGGAGAGGCGACAAATCCATGAAAGCTGGGTTAGTTACGGTTAGAAGCAGAAAAGATTTGTAGTTAGCAAAGGCTTCCGCCCCCCAAACTTCTAAAGTGCTAAGCTTCCTGTGGGTTCTCTGCGAAAGAATTCCCAGTATAAATGTGGCTAACGTCTTGGCGCTACTATACAAGTTCCCTGAGTTATCGTCTAGCACAGACTGATACACAGAGTCTGGTAAAAAAGGTGAATCACTCCAGTCGGCAATTCTTAATCTTAACTTGCCAATTGGAGTTGTTGGATCTAAAGACATATTATCACTCCTTGTTGTTTATAAGCACTACTTGAAATGCCTATAAAGAACAAGCCCACTAAGTGGGCTTGAGAATACTACTTAGTTGGAGCTTGACACTGCAATCAACGCACCCGGACGAGTACAGAAAAGCAACGGAGCTGCTTCCATTTCAAACTCAACATATTCGTCACGAGGGTCAATATAGGTGCGCATGAAAATCTCTTGTCCCGGTTGGTTGGCTTCCGACAACTTAACACTAGGGCCATTATAGCCACGGAATAAGTCACGAACACCGATTGGGTAAGCAGTACCAGTATTAGCTGCAAAGGCCAACTCAGTTGTACCGCCCGGGAGATTGAACGTAGCATCGTAGGAGATAAAACGTACACCACGGTGTTCAAACGTGTCCATGATACCCCATTTCATGTATTCAGAGAGGTCATCACGTAGCTCTTGCTTACCAGCATTTACATAAAACTGGTAGGCGTTTTTCATGTTAGGGTGGGAAATCAGGCGATCAAAGAAAGTAGGATCAACCAAAATCTCAACACCACCCATTGCTCCACCATTCAAGATGTTGCGAGACATTGTACGCTTCAGGCCAGCAATCTTGGCATCGATATCAGTTGCAGCTGTACCTAATGCGAAGTCCACAGTTGCTTGAGTGACACCGAACTCGGTGAAGGTGTTAGCCATAACAACACCATCTGGGGTTTTGAAGATACCTTTGATGGCTTGCAACTTCATATACTCGTTAGTCTGATCCCAAACCATACGCATATCCGTAAGTTTCTCAGCAGTTGCACGAGCTAGAGTTTCATTGTCTGTCAAACCCGGTGCGCGCCAACCTTGAATGTCTTCACCAGTCAAACGGTCATCGTGCTTGAAGTACGCGAGTTTCAATGCCAACGAAGTTACAGCATGTTCGCGGCCTTGAGTCGCAGACTTGTCACCACGATTTACTTGTGGAAGCAAGGATGTAGTAACCTTGTCAACGTCAAAAACGATAGCGTTTTGGTTGGTACTACGGACATCAAAGTAATTACGGCTGTTGATGTAACCATACTGATTTGGTACTTGGATAACCGCGTCTACGAAATCTGTGTTTTTAAAGTTATTGAAGTAATCACGAATGTTCATTTATTATTTCCTGTCTATTAAACTGGGGTGCGGGATTGGATGTTCTTAGCAGCGAATGCAGCCAAAACGATTGCTTGATTTGCTGAGGTTACAACATCTTTGTATTGCAAAGCTGCACCAACAACGCCAGCTGCACCACGAATCAAGACTGCTAACTGATAGTCACCAGGTGTCAGAGAGATAGGGTCTTTATAGTGATCAACCAACATTGCTACGTCTGCATTCAGGGTGGCTACATCCGCATTGGCGATCCAGACATACTTTTCAGTACCTGCTACCAAGATGGTGAAAGAGTCACCAGCTACGAAATCACTAGAACCATCTGCTAGCGTGAAAGACAAGCCACCAGTACTATAGGGAGCACCTACATTACCAATACCCGCTACTTCTCCCTTGGTATCAATAACTTCGAAAGCACCAGCGTTTGTTGCCGCGCTGGTAATCTTCAAAGTGTATGTACCAACTTGAGCGGAAGTTGCTACTGTAACAGCACCAAAAACACCGTTACCTGTGTTTACACCCGGAGTAACTGTTCCTGTGCCTGCAATCAAGCTATGCTGCAATGCCGCGCCGATGTCCATACCAGTTTGAGTAGTAACTGTTACAGTCTTACGGCAAGCACCATATTGTGGCAAGTTTTCGTAAGCCAGTACAGCTGAGAGTTTATTGCTGCGTGTTGCGACTAAAGTCATTTTGCTTCCTTGTTAGTTTTGATAAATTTATTGAAATGCACAGGCTTTTCGTCTTCAACGGCGTCTGCTTCACCGGCTACACCAGTTTCTACAAACATTTTAGTTTTAGCCTCATCTTCTAGAGATGTTGCTAGGGAGGTTACGATAGCTTCAAAAGAAACGTCGTCAAGGGTTTCGGTAGCCGCGAGCAGGGATGGGGCCTTAGCAGTGCCAATAGCGGCTTCAACTTTAGCTTTGCGGGATGCTAGTTGTTTAGCTTTTGCATCGATAATAAGATTTTCTTTTGCTTGCTCGACAGCGGACAAGGATGCTTGTGCTTCTTCGTATTTTGACGACAATTCTGCAAATTGTGTTTGAACAGCTAAGAGTGCCTCAGATTGGGAAGCCAATTGAGCTGCCAATGCCGAAAGTTCTGCTGTGTTAGTGACAGCAGCTTGCGGCTGCTCAGTTTTGGGTTCTACCATTTCTACTTCCTCTTGTATTGCGTTTAAAAACCGTTTCTTGAGTGCGTCAAGCATTGTTAGATACTCCTTGTTGTTTAGATATGATGTAATCGACAAACTCAGAGCGTGTCATTACGGCGTTGATAAGACCTAGCGAGAGTGCCTCAGAAGAACTAAACATCTTGGCCTCAGTTGCTTTTACATCTTCAACACTAAGTCCCGTATATGTTGACACGTGTTGACAGAAGTCTTCGTATAGTGTGTCTACTTTAGTCTGAAGACCTTCCAAGAAGCCTGCACGCCAAGTTCCATCCTCTGCAAATGGAATCTTAGAAGCCCCTGCGGAAATGAAGCTCCGTGAGTAGCCGTTATCTTCCAGATTCTTCGAGTCATTAATAAGCGCAATGAGTACACCTACGGACCCTGTTTCGGCATAGGGGTTGCTAATAACCATATCCGCTACGCATGCTAAGCCGTAACAAGCACTCGCCATATCTCCGTCGTTGTATGCGTAAATTTTTACGTCAGCTTCATCGCACATCTTACGAAGCTCGTTACTTGTTTCAAAGCAGCCATAGCCCTCGCCACCACCACTATCACAGTTTAGAATAATTGTATTAGCACCTTGCTCAATCATCTCTTCTGCGTCTTCGAGAATCGATTCATACGAACAGCCGACAGTGCCGCAAAGACCTTCAATTTTTTTGTATGTGAGTGCACCTGTCACGGAGATTACTCCGACTCCCATTTCAGGATCAAAGTCACCAATACCGTCAGGGGTTTCGTCAGTATCCTCAGTAGTGCCGTCTTCAAACACCATCAACCCTTGTTTATTCCGAGAGTTGAGGTATGCCGAAACTGCGTTGAACCCTGATTGAGAGATTAAGTGAGGTCGTGAATAGATGGATGATGTAAGTTTAAGCAGTTGATGTGGCTTCATTCTGTTCCTTATTTATGACGCATTGTCGGCGTTCTGTGTGCTATTATCCTTGCCGCCAGTCGTAGAGGTTGATGTACCGCCATTGACGCCGCCAACACCGACTGCCATACCTTGTGAACTTGAACTGGCCTTGCCTGCCATCGTCGTAGATAGGTGCTCAAAATCAATAGGCTCGTCATCGGGTTTAGGCTCAAAACCACCAACCTCACGAATCTTATTAAGTACTCCTCTGTCAAGCTCCAGCAAACCAACACTAGCAACACGTTGAAGCCACTTAGAGTGGTCCTCTAAACTTTGTGAACTAGGACTCTTGAACGCAATGCTGGGCATCCTAGAAGTATCCCAACCATTCAAGGACCACAAGGTTGGCAACAATTCCTTGTTCAGGGTATTTGCCACCTCAGATAACCGGTAGGCAACAGTAAGGGCTAGTATATTTGTGTTACTATCTTGTAGGCTGTACGATCCGGCATCCATCGCACCCATTGTCACAGAGCCTGCACCAAGAACTGCTAAGATATTTGCCTGCAGCATTTTGATTACTGACTCTACATCGTAAGACTTACTAGACTTATGTTCTAGTAGGGAGAAGGAGAACAAATCAGCTTTTGAATCTGGGTCAATCATCTTTGGGAATATAATTCCTGCTTGTTCCCCATTTGCTACGTTGTCCACAATAGCTTTTGTGGAAGAATAAACTGCAGCGTCTTCGGGACTGGCGTTGGGGTCCATATACTTAGGTGGTAACTGTGCGAAAGGAATACCTCCAATATCTTTGGAAATACCCGTCATTAGGTTATCTGTCAATAGAGACAACTGTTTGTAGGCCAAGAATGCAGGAATCAGGCAGGATTGGCCCTCTGGGTTGTCGTCTTGAGGATCACAACGAAAGAGCAAAAACTTCTCACGTGGTATCTCGATATAACCTTGGTCATCCATCAAACTCTGGAAACGGAATGCGTTTGGCATGTTCCTTAGACTTTGTGAGATGCTTACAACTGACCTGCCATCATCTGCAAAGTTCCAACGAGCGATACTGTTCTGTGGGCGGTTAGCTAGTTTAGCCAAACCTATGAGGCCGTCGTCGTAGCGGCTTCCATTACGCTTCAAACGCCTACGAAATACCATCTCGTGCACAGAGTGCCCGTATTCCTTATACGAACCGATAGATTGCATTGTGGTCTGCCAAGAGTTTTCCATGTCGTGGAGTACAGACATAAGAAACTCTCTTCGTGCTTTGTCCTCTGAAGTCTCTCCAACCAACGGCACAAGTGTAACCTCGGACTTGTTCATCAGCGTCGAAATTGCAGACAGACCGACAGCAACGCTGGGGCTATACTTCATCTCAGCTACGGTGCGCAAAAACTGCGGGAAGCGGAATGCTTGGTTTGCAGATTCTACTATCTTACCCTGATTCGTAGTTTTCAGAGCTGCGAATCCTTGCTCTTTCAAACTAATCCTAGGTATCACTACCCCTTCATCTGGTGCTAAAGCAGCACTATTGCCTTCCGGCATTGTTGTATCAGCCATAGGCGTTATTGCTCCTTGAATTTCTAATTAATAGAATTATAGCATGAAGTTATTGTTCTGTCAAATACTACTGGATTCTCACAAATGAGAACCTATAGTTTTGGTACGGGGGATGATTGTATAAAACTCGGAATTGCAAAAGTCGGGATAGTTACACTTCTAGCCAATGCTGTGAAAGCATCGGAGGTGGCGTCAACTTGATCATCCTTTTGTAGCTTCTGTATCTTCATATCTGATGAAAATGCCTCGAGTTCCTTAAAATACTTCTCATTCCACTCACCACGAACTATTTTTACAGCCCCTGCCTCTGCCATAGAACAGAATGGTAGATAACGCACAAGCTTAGCTTTGCCCGCAGTGGATGGTGCAACCCTTGTGGGTACGCCGTTTTCAGCTAAGGTAGTACGATAGAAATATGCTGCAGTCTTGCCCCCAGCTCCAGGATCAACTGGAATAACAACAGAACAATCATCTCCGTCTTCGTGGGCAGTTTGTGCGACAAGCTTTAATATCTTATCTGTGGTAGTTTGAATCCTTACTACATCTTCAATGTAATAAGTTCCAAATTTATCTCTACTCATCTTTACGCCAGCAGTCCAGTCAGGGTTATTAGTTTTAGTCTTCTCTTCTGAAGCCCAATCCCAAGCTCTACAACGAGAGCCTACTACGGCTGGAGGAGCGTCAACAATTTCTACCCATTCACGGTTAAAGTACATACTGCCCGTTTCTCTGGCTGTCCAAGAACCGTGCAAATACTTCAGCTGATTGACGTAGGGTTGTGACAGTAGACTGGCGAGATAGCTGTTATTTTTAGGGGGGAGAAGGTAAGGATTGTCAAACACGTTGGTAGGCACAAATCTAAAAGACTTTGGCATGAACAATCTGGTGCGCTCTTCTTTAGAGAAAGCATTCATTTGTGCATCTGTCATACCGTGAGCATATATTAGATTCTTAGGTTCCCCGTATAACGTGTAGCACTCTTCTGGAGAGTCTGCCCATTGTGCTTTATTATCTTCTACACAGAACCATCTGATACGGTTTTCTGTACCTTCCATGGGAACGCCGGTATCAGGGTCTAAGCAGAAATCAACCCAACCTTTCAAAAAACTATTAATATCTGGGTTGCAGGTCAAGATCAGTTGTGGGTGTATATCAGATCCAACTGTACGTAGACGAGATTGCAAGAACAAAATTTGTTTCTCTGTCCACTTATCTGCGGCCTCATCTACCATGATTCTTGTTAATTGACTCCCTTGCCA